AGCCGAAGTGTAGTACTGACTTAAATCAACTTTTTGAGTTTCAAGTTTTTGCTTTTGAGTTCCATCCCACCAATAGTCTGGTACATCTAATTCAATAATATAAAACGCATCGCCAACCTTTAAAATTGCTACATTTGCGGGTACTGCTAACCACGCATCTAAGTCTATTACAGTGGCAAAAACACGCCCATTACTTGCTTGTTTGGCAATAGCATTTACTTCATTTATAGCTCCTACTATATTAGTACTTTCCGTTTCAAGTAAATTATCTTCTTTTGTTTGTAATCCACTTAAATCTTGGTCGCCTGTATTTACTCCACTTGTATTTTGAACTACTGCTAATTCATCATCTGTTAATAAGTTTTCATTATCTACTAATAGAAATGATAGAGTTGGATTATTTGGTATATCATTATTAATTACAATATGATTATCTATAGATGTAATTAATTCAATATAATCTCCAGCTGGTTGAAGGCCTAAATCTTCACTTGTTTTATTACCTGATAATTCAATATCATTAATAGTGGGTTTATTTGTAGATAATTCATAATTACCTCTTGGAATTTCTTTAACTATTTCATCTATTAAAGTTTGTTTACTAATCTTATAGTCATCAATAGGATTTCCCTGTACTACTGGTATAAAAGCGTTATCTAATAAACCTAATGTTTCTTCAAATTCTGAGATTTTTTTATTAGCCATTGTATTTGTATTTTTATTATTGTTTTATTTATTGTGATGTTATAATCAAATCTCCATTTTCTTGTAGTACAAAATTATCATCTTCAAGTAGAACACTTGAATCAAATAAACTATCATAAGTACAACTACCTTCTAATGGTACTTGAATTTGGAAGTCAGCCCAAACTCCATTAGTAACATCTTTAAATTCTAATGTAAAATAGTTTATAACATATTGGTCAATGTCTATTGCTTTTAATATATCATCGGCTATAACTTCTGTTTTATTATAAGCTATATAAGGTTCATTTCTATCACAAACATACATTCTTATTGTATATGTTTTTAAATAATTTACAACACCACTACTTACAATATCAAAATTAACATAAGGATATAAAATAGTAGCTTTATTGTCAAATAATTCAAGTGAACCAAACGAACTCATACTAACAAGAGGATGTTTGATTGCTTGAAATTGCATTTTGTGGATTAAAGGGTAAATCATAGTTTATAAATTTTTATTTGGTAATTCATTATAATCTACTGTATTTACATCCCTAAATATAAACCACTTTTATATCTGTATAATGGGGCAACCGTTAAATTTGTATGTAAACACATATATTGTTTTAATCTTGATTGATAAGCATCTGAATCAATTAAGTATTTTTTAGAAATTCTAACTAATTCATCAAATCTATCAGAACTTGCTTCGGTAATACCAACATTTTTTAATTTATAAGCTGTTGCATACATAACTTCCGACATAATATAATAACTAATTAATGGCTGTATATAGTCTTTAATAAGTAAATCGTTATCTTCTGACACAGTATTAGTATCAATTTGATTTACTATTTCATTCCATTTATCATCACCAAGTAAAGGTCTTACAATAATGTCTTGACATTTAATTATTTGTGGTTTAATATATTTATCATCAAGATTTTCGTCTATTGGATAATCAGCTTTTAATGTTTGTAAACTAATTAAATATGTTTTATTTGTTGCCATTATACTTGTCCTCCATCGTTAGATACTGTTGGTATAGTAATTATTTGTTTATCAATAAATTTAACTTCACCACCAATTAATTTACAAAATGCATATTCCAATTCTTTACGAATACCATTAATAGTAATTTCTTTAAATATATCTAATGCTTCTTGATATTCAGTTTTATTAAATCCTTGATTTTCTGGTACAATACCAATAAGAGTTCCAGAAGTTATTCTATGTGATATGATAATTTGATTTTGTATAAATTTCTGTAATGTCTCAAATTTTTCATCCAAGTTATCTGTCTGTAAATGTTCTATTGTAGTTTTAGTTTCTTCCGATTCATTGAAAGATAAAATAAATTTTTTACCTTTAGAACCAGTGAACTTTTCTTTAATTCCTTTTTCAATTTTTTCTTGTGTTTCATCATCTGGAATACCATTATTCATATTAATAACAACACTTGGTGCAAAACCATTTTCAGCGTTATTATTATGATATTCACTAATATGTGACATAGTACTTAATGATGTTGCTGCGGCAAGATATGAAGGTGTTGGATACAATGACCTTGAACTATTATTCTTATATAAAAATATACCTTCATTTTTAATTGAATTAGTTATTGGATAGTATTTAAACTCTTGTTTATATTTATCCCAACCTTCTTCTGCATAACCAATTTGTTTTTTATCTTGTGAATATCTACATTTAGATATATCAACATAACCTAAAACAGAATCTCCACCACGAGTTTTAATAACTTGTAGAGCAAATCCTCCAAATATATTATAATCTTCTATTAATTTTTTTGTAACCCAGTAATCTAATTTATCTATTGATAAACCCTCACCTATAACTAAATCAGTTATAAATTCAATAGATGAAGCGTGTTCTGGAACTGTTTGATATAACTTTAAATATTCAAATGGTAGTAAGTTATCAACTCCCCACTTATGAAATTTTTGATTCGGATTGAAAATATATTCCATTTGTTCTTTGGCGAATGAAATCACCGAAATTGCACTCTGTTTAATCATAAAATTTTTCTTGTTTATTGTTAATAACTGTATTAGAATTATCAATTATGTTTGTTTTAACTGACACTAATTCAACTTTAATCAACGTATAATTATTATTGTTTACTAATTTTAACTTATATTCTTTATTTTCAAAATTAGTAATATCCTCTTTTGGTATTGATAAAACTATATACTCATTTTTTGTTGATTCATTTAAGTAAGTACCAACTAACTTATCGTCAAGATAAATAGTGATACTTACTGGAATGTATTCAATCCAACTGTCAGTAGTAATAGTGTTATTAACATTTTGTATAATGTATATCATATTCTATTATATATATATATATATATTAACGTAAACTAATTAATAAAATTTGTTCTTCTGAAATTTCATATGGTAAAACTTTTGTTTCACTAACTAATTTTATTTTATAATTATTGGCATCACCTTTTGTAACACCAGTTTCTCCTATTGTTTCAGATAGGTAGACATAAGAATCTCCACCAACAAACCAATAAGTATTGTTATTATCTTGAATAATTACATAAACATTTTCTTTCAATAAATTAATTATTTCAAAACGTTTTTGTTTATCCATTTTGTTAAATTGAAGATTAATCTCAGTATTTACAAAAGAAGTTCCTTGTTTATCATCTTTGTTTATTGTTGATATAAATGAAGCATTTCCTTTTCTAAATGAAAACTTCATAAAATCACCAAGAGTACTAACCGATATAAATTCATCTGATTTTTCGGATAATTCAATAGAAACAAAAGCATAATTTACATAATCTATAACTCCTAAAAATATATCTCTATTATCAGTTAAATCTAAAAGTATTACCATATCACCATAATGATACGATATTTTACTTTTATCTAAAATAATATTATATATTGTATTATCATATTCTCCATAAAATCTAATGTCTTTATTTTTATAATTTTCATAATCTAATGGTGATAAATATATTGCTACAGTTGAACCACCATTATCATAATAATTACTCGTTTCTGCTAATTTATATAAGCTACCAATTTTAATATTATCTATATTACTAAATTGACTTATCCATATATTTTTTAATCCACCTATGTTTCCGCAATCTAATGCTATTCCACTTAATGTTGCACTACAAATTCCCATATTGTTTATTAATTTTTGTTTATTAATTTTTGTTTATTTAATTAAAAAAGGCTGACCGATTATGCCAGTCAGCCTTTTTAAAAGTTTATTTATTTATTATTGAAAAATTAATGGATTTGGAACACCATTAGTTTCAACAATAGTTGATAAAATTGTATTTGGAACTTCATTAGTTTCAGACATAAGAACTATATTGTAGAAGTTACCCTCTGCCATAGCAGCTCCAGATTGTCCTGCACCAGTTGTTAAAGTAACATAAGAGTCTTTACCAATAAACCAATAAATATTGTTATTATCTTGAATAATTACATAAGCATTTGCTTTTACTAATTCTACAATTTCATTACGTTTAGGTTTCTCCATTTTATTGAACTGAGCAGAAATTTCAGTAGTTGCAAAGTATGTTCCATTTTTATCATCTTTAACTCCATTAACGGTAAATGAAGCATTTCCTTTTCTGAAAGAGTAAGATTTGAAAGTCTTACCAGAAGCCATTGTCATAGCCGTTACTTCACCATCTGCTCCATAAGTGATAGTTGAAACGTCAGCTATATTAGCTACATATAATTTTTTAATTCCACCTACATTACCACAATCTAATGCGATACCAGTAAGAGTTGCACTTGTACAGCTCATAATTTATATATTTTTTTAATTATTATTATTTAAAACAGAGGGAATATTCCATCCCTCTATCTTTTTTTATTTTGTATATTTAACTATATATGACGGAAAAGCGCAGTTGAATCCGATATTAAATTTGTTTACAAATCTAAATTCTTGATTATCGTCAGAATACCACAATTTGAATTGTGCTTCATCACCTTGAATATCTCCACCAGCTACTAAGTTAGAAGCAGGAGTTAAATAAGCTTTATTTTTACCATTTAATCCACCAACACCTTGTAATTTAATCATTGTGTTAGGAATAGTAACGCTCATAGTTTTACCATCTAACATTAAAGTACCAGCGAATTGATTAGAAGCGTTATAAGCAGTAATATATTTCATTACTACATCATAACCTGCGAAAATTGTTAAATCATCAGCATCAATAACTTCAACTGGAATATTAGCAACCATTAAATTGATAGCATCAATAGAGTTAGCTAACAAAGTAGTAGCACCAGTAGGAGTAGCATCAACTACACCAGCAGCACTTCCGATAATCTTTACAAGTCCATCTGTTATATCTAAATAAGTAGAAGTACCTCCAGTGGTATCACCATTCCAAGCAAGCAACTCAACTGCTTTTTGGATACCTTTTACTTTAGCATCAGTAATAACTGCTTCAAATGGTAATTTTTCAAGCCCTACTTGAATTTTTAATTCATACTCAGCGAATGTACCTACTAAATCTCTTTCACATAATGCTTCATTTACTTTGAATTTACCAGTAACAATATTTCTCTTAGAAAGAGTAGTTGTACCAGCAGCATTCCATCCGCAAGCTGAGCCATCTTGTATGGTAACACCATCTGTTAATGTATTAATTTGTGCACTACCTTTAACACCTGGTTGGTATTTGATAGATTGCAATGTTTTTGCTCCTAATATGGATGCAGTAATAAGTTCTTTTTCATTAGCGTTTACAAAGCCCGCTACAGCTGATTTGTTAAATGACATAGTCTTTTACGTTTTAATTATTAATTTATTTTTTTTTAAAATTTCATCCCATTCATATAAGCATACTTAGAATCAGTTGGGATTGAATTTACCGATTCAGTAATTGGTTGTGTAAGTGGTTGTATAGAAAATTCTTCAAGTTTAATTTTCATAGCTGACATAGCTACTTCTGCTTGTTTACCTTGATTTACTAATTCTTGAACAGCTACCATAATCTTTTCTGTTGCAGACATAACTGCTTCGTTAATCATCTCTTGTACTCTTTCTTCAGATGGAGCAGCTACTTCTGGAGTTTCTACTTCAACTTCTACTGGAGTTTCTGTTGGTTGTACTTCTGGTGCTGCAAATTCCTCTACAACAACTTGAGTTTCACCAAATAATACTGCATTAATAGCAGCTTGTAATTTTTCTTTTAAATCCATTTTTTCTTCTTTATTAAAATTTACTAATTCATTACTAAATAATCCTTCAATAGAAAATCCTTTAAAATCTCCAGCTTTAACTTGTTCCCAAGCTTCTTTAGATTTTAATTTAATTGCTATAATCCAAGAACCTTTAGGTACATTAAATTCGTTTGTATCTGTAGTAAAATAACTTTCTATAATATTTCCTTGAATTATATTATCTGTATGCCCTAGATTAAATTTATTACCTTGTTTATTTATAAGATATTCAGCAAATTGTTGTACAGTCTTTTCAGACATAAATACATTTCTTTCTCCTACTATATCATTTCTATATATTTTTCTATTAGGTATTAATGCTGGACCTTTAACAATCATCTGTTCTTCGTTAAATTCCATTTTTATAACTTCATCATTGAAATACATAAAATCTATTTCTATAGCTGGGTCTTTAACTAATGCTAATTCTATATTTTCATCCTCTTTGAGGAATAATTCGTATGTTGGTATTTTATCCATTATTTATTTATTTTTTATTCTTTATATTTCCAAATATAACCACCGGCTGTTGGTGTCTCACCTCTACATACAGCATCTATTTTAGAACATCCTACATTTAAACTTTTAGCTAATTTTACAGCTATATAACATTTACCATTTGGAAAGGTCAATTTATATATTAAATTTGTTTTAAGTATATCCTCAGTTTTTATATTAACTTTAACATCAGCAAAATTTCTAATTTTCATTTTTATTAGATTTTTTTTGATTTTAATAATTTATAGTATCTCGATTTTATAAAGATATAAATATTTTAAAAATTGTTAAATTTCAATTTAAAATATTGTAGTAGATAAATAGTTAATACCTACTACAATATTTTATAAATTAGAAAGTAGAATTAGATTCTCTTACTTTTACTTTTGATTGAACTTCATTTATTTCAGATACTTTAACTACAGAAGTTGGTGCATTTTTAATATTTGCAGCAGCCATAGTATTCAAGTTTTCTTCTTTTGAAGTTAAACTATCTTTACTTGGGTTAAGAGCTATATTAGCTCCACTACCACTATTGCTGCTTGCACTATCACCACTCTTATGTGGTTTAAGCATTTGTTGTGCCCTAATAGTTTTTACATTACCAATTGTAGTAGCTAATAAAGCAGCTTGTTGAATACCACTAAGAATACCACCTGCAATACCAGCCGAGGCATTAACACCAGTCCAAATTTTTACAGAACCACTAGCAAAGTCCATCCAAGCCTGAGCTTCTTTCCATTTCTTTTGGTTTTCAAAATCTTTTTGGAGAGCTTGCCAACGCTCCATATCAATAGCTTCAAGTTGCTTATTTTTATCTTCTTGATTTGATATGGTTTCTTCGATATTCCACTGTTGTCTATCATATTCTGCGTTAATTAAATCCATATTACCTTGTGATAAATCAGAAAATCCACTAGCTACCGTTGATAAAGCATCTAAGTATTCACCTGCTTTATCAATTTTTTTCTGCCATAAATCTAATTCTATTTGAGTATTATCATTTAATGCTTGTAAACGAGCCGTATCAACATCTTCTATTTGTCTGGTAATATCAATATATTCTTGACTATCTTTTGAAAATGTATCTCTTTTAGTTTTAAGTTTTTCTAATTCTTCATTATAAGATTTAATTTTATCATCTTGTGATTTAATTAACTTCTCATTAACTTGAATATAATTAGTATCCAAATCATTTATTTCAGATTTAATAATAATAGCTTCTTTTTCAGCATCTGTTTTTTCTTTTAAAGTCTTATATTCTTTAGAAATTATCGCATCTAATTTAGCTTGTAATTCAACTCTTGTATTCTTATCTATAACTAATATTTCATTCAAATCATTTCTTTCTTGAATTTCTTTATTAATTAATTGTACTTGACGTTGAATAACATCTTCATTTAACACATATAATTTACTTGAATCTTTTAATAAAAATTGTTTTTCAACCAATTGTTGTCTTTGTAATTCTAAATCAAGTAATCTAGCATCATTAATAGCTTTTAAGTATTTACTTTCATTAAAATAATCATTATTAAAGAACTTGTTTTTAATACCACTTAATTGACTTCTGTATTCAGATTCTTCATAAGTCAAATCATTGTTATTTTCAATTTGTAATTTAATTCTTTCTTCTTCTATTTTAGCTATTGCATCAGCTTCTAACTTAGCTTGTTCAACAGCTGGTAAATTTTTAATATTAATCTTAAATGTTTTATTACCTGTTGTTGGAGTAATCTTACCAGTACCCATATCAACATCTCTGAGTTTTGGTAATCCTTTAATAATTTCATTTGATAGTATAACTTTTCTAAGCTCATCAATTATCTGCTGTGGAATACCAAATGCTCTTAAATCAGCATCTGTTTTACCAGCCCAATTATTTTTTTGTGCAGCTTCAACTAATTGCTTCCAAGTCCAACCACCAGATGTTTTAGCTGAGAATCCAGACTGAGCTGTTTTACCAGACATAAATCCAGTACCTGATTGACTTTTAAACAATTGAATAGCAGTACTTTTAGCTGTTATAGCAGCTTGTTGTGCTTCAACTTTTCTTTTAATAATGGATTCATTCCAATATGTATCTTCTGCTATTTTTAAATATTCTTTAAATGCTGATTTCCATCCATCTGTAGTATCTCTAATTTGTTTAAGTCTAGTGTCGTTTAAATCATATTCTTTTTTACCAAACTTTTCAAGTTCTTCAAGTCTTTCTTTATTACCATCTTTTGATGCTTTCCTATAATCATTAACAAATTTATTTATATTTATCAAATCTTTTCCAAGAGCTTTAAAAACATCAGTTTCTACATCAATTTTAACTTTTAAATCTTCTGGAACTTTATTCATCCATTCAATTAAAGATATAATTGCAAATGTAGCAACAGCAATAGCAGCTATCCACAATCCCATTGTTAATAATTGAGATTTTAAACTATTTGTTGCTTTGTCTGTAGCCTTTGTTGCTTTATCTGTGTTTGTTTCAACTTGTTTAAGAAAGTCTGATTTTTCTTGTAATTTCTCTAATAAAATATCTTCTTCTGTAATATTTTCACCTAATGTAGCTAAATATTTATTAGAACTATATGATAATGAATCAAAATCTTTACCACTTTTTATTAAAGCTATATCTGCATCTATTTGAGACTTAGTAAATGTATTTAAAGTTTCTGTTATATCTGCAAATTTATTATTAACTCCACCAACTACTCCTGCAGTTCCAGCTAAGTTAGAACCAATTACAGCACCTTCTTTAGCTATATTACTCATATTACTAGCAGCTTCACCAGACACTTTACTTAATTCATTTACAGCATCTTTAGCTCCTTCTGATTGAGCTCTAAAACCAGTCATTAAATCTTGTAAATCATCAAAACCATTAGCAAATCCTGCAATACCTTGTGTTATAGACATAACGGCTTGCATTTGCATCATAGTTTTAAGTACTGCATCATTCTCAACACCAAACAATGCCATAGTACCTTGTGCCACACTAAAAGCTCCACCAAACCCATTAACTATACCAGCAACATTTTTTGACATAGCACCTATATCTCTAATACCTCCTTTTATATAGTCATTAATTTCTTTTTGTTTTGTAGCTATTTGTGTAGCCCTAGCTAATGCTTTATTATAAGCTTCAGTTCCAACTTCTGCTTGAGCCATAGCTGCTTTTGCAGCAAATAACTCTTTTCTTAATTTATAGATTTCATTTCCAGTTTTGGTACTTGTCTTTGATAATTTATCAGTCGAGTTTTCTAACTTATCATACGCCTTTGCTGTATCAGTTACTTCTGTTCCTAATTTATCTATATCTGTAGCGAGTTTGGAGACACTATCTCCACCAACACCAACGTTAATAATAAGTTCTTCTGCCATATTGTTTTTTTATTTTTTTATTTATTAATTTTATTTAACACCTGTGACTACCAAATTGTAATCACAGGTTTTAATGATAATTTTATAATCCACCATAAGTATCACTTACTACATAACTATATATATAACCAAATGAAGTTAGTATAAACATTTTACAATAAAAATATCCAATTTGATAATTACCAAATTCACTATTTGTAAATGTTGCATTAACTACACTTAATGGGTCTCCATTAAATTTAACAAATTCACTATCTCCAAATGTTGGGTCACTATTAGATGTTGAAAATATAACACCATATTCAAGTACTTCATAAGTTCCAGTTATATCAAAGCGTAAATAAACATCACTATCATAGTCATTCAACCTTGTTAATGATTGATTTGTTATTGTTGGGTAATTACTTAATGTTCTAAATTGATATACATCTGAATAACCAATACCAGCACTATTATATGCAAACGCTCTATAATAATATGTTGTCATTTGTGATAAACCATCTACTGCAACTTCAAACGATTCACCATTTGTTAATGTTCCATAATTTACAGTATCACCCCAGCATTCAATAACACCTGGTGTATTAATAACAAGATTAGGATTAGTTGGATGTACAATAACACCATATTCCTCAACATTACCATCATATCCACCATCATATACCATTGTTGATAAAAATCCACAACCATTAACTGAAAGATTTACAACATAACTTTCTGTCATAATTTCTGGAATTTGTATTGGTAATGTTGTAAACTGTAAAGTCTGACCATAACCAGTTCCAACTGAATTTGTAGCATAAGCTCTAATGTTATATGCTTCATTAACTGTTGGTAAATTATCAAAATATGAGGTAAAATCACCACCACCAAAACCATTACTTACTTTAACTTCATAAGTACTTATCGTTGGATTTGGGTCACCTAAAAACCCTATTACAACACCTTTATCAGTTATTACTTGTCCATTATTATTCAAATTATATCCACCAGAATAACCACTTTTTTGTAAAATACTATGTGGTGTTAAGGTTGTTAATGTTGGTATTACATAAGCAATGGTTGTAAATGTTATTTGATTTGGACTATATCCTGCACCATTTTGATTTATTGCATAAGCTCTAACATAATATGTTGTATTAGCTGTTAAACTTGATATAGTTCCATTATAACCACCAATATAATTAATAGTACCTACTATCTTTTTACTATTAGATAGTGTTGGAAATTGACTTGTACCATATACAAAACCATATTCTGTTATTGGATAACCACCAGCACTTGTTGTATTACCAACTCCAACTGTTGTTGTATATGTAGTATTACTAACTGTTATTATATTAACAGTTGGTGTACTATAATCATCCAATGTTCTTTGAGATAATACATCACCATAAGAATAAATTCCGTTAACACTAATCATATATGGTTGAAAATAATATAATACATTCTTAGTTAAACCATATATACTATTAGTAAAAGAACTATTACTTGGATTACTTATTTGAGAAGTATTAACTAAACTATTTGTTGATAAACCCCATTTAACGCCAGCGGTAACAATAGTATCTCCACCAGTATAATCAATAATTGAATTTACATTCATAGTTGTTTTAGTTACATTACTAAAACTAGCAATATGTAATACACCTTCTTCTAATCCATAAGGAAATAAATAGTTATTTACATTATTTACCTTTAATAATTTAACTCCTGTTGATAAACCACCTGTTGGGTCATATTCTGGTAACTCACTAATAATATAGTTTACATTTTGATAGTTAAAAATTTTATTAACATCTGGTTTTTCATTAAAATAAATATCACAATCTAAAATATGTGTATTAACACTATATCTATCTTCAATAGTTTTCTTTAAATATCTATCATAATGTGTACTAGAATCAACATAAGTTGTATCAGTTAAGTTTGCATAATTATATTTAGGTTTATTAATTTCAAGTGATTTTGTTACTTTACCATCTGGGTCAAATTTATATGGACTTGAAGTGTAATAAATTGGAACACCAGTACCTTGACTAATACCATAAATAGCATTACCAGGGAATGTGTAAATACCACCAGTGTTTAATACATTCAAGTTTGTTTTTAAAAATTTAATTTCCGTTGGTATATTAGTTTCAAAAGAACTTCCCATACCAGCTTCATAAAATGTATCATTTGTTAAATAAACCATATTATCCCTAATTTCATTTAAAAAACAAAATACTACTTTATCATTGAAACCTTGTGTACAACCTAAATTACTTCTATTTCTACCAGCGTTATAATAACCACCGAACTCATCATAAGCATACTTTTTGGTATCACGAATAAGTGATGGTATTGAAGTACCATATTCAATACTTTTAGTACTATTTTTAATAGAATAGTTTAAATTAATTGTTTTCTGACCATACTTTTGTTTATTAATTTCTTCATAAGTTGAATTAACTAAATCATTATCAGGTAAATCATAAGATAAAACCATTTTACTATAATCAAATAGTTTAGTATTAACACCATTAATTTTAGTTATGTTAAGTAACTCATTGGTATTATAATAAAGTTTCTTTTCTATTCTTAATTTACCATTGTTATTAACAATTTTTAAATTATGATATTTAACAAGTTCAATTAAAAAGTTTTTAATACTTACTTTTGGATAAATGTTTTTACCATTAATAATTTCACCAGTATGTAATTTATTATTTGGTGTGTGTATTACTCTACCTCCAGATAATAAATCTATTTTAATATCATACCCAATATGATTATATGATGTACCAACTTTTTCAACATAAAACAAACTATGTGACTTTTGTGGAAATTCAATGTTTAATTCTATTCCTAAACCACTAGTACTACCAAGTAACGGATAATAGTCAAATTCAATTATTAATTTTTGTGTACAAGTAATTTCATATTTATTTGTAGTGGTATTTAAAGTTACATTTGCACTAATACCTTTAATAAAATTCAATTCATTTTCAATTACATTAACTGAATATTCATTTTTACTACCAAAGTTTGGCGTAACATTATATGCAGGTACAGTACCAGGACTATAGTTGGTAATTGTTGTTTTAAAATACATTTGTCCAAATTTCTCACCCTCATTAATGTTGTTATAATAAAAATTCTTACCATTAAAATGTGATATAGCAGTACTTGTGCCAGTATAATATGAAGATGGAAATAACTTAACTTGTAGTGGTAATTCAATATAGTATTTACCATTTTTGTTAGTTACATAATTACTTGATAAATCCTTTAATGGTACAATAAACTTATTGTAATTTTTATTTTCTGTCGTTACTCTACCATATTCAGTATATCCTGCTGGATAAGTTAAGAATGCATAATGTTTAACATTGCCATTATCTACCCAAGTAGTAGTAATATCACTATATGGTTTTAAATTCCATTCAGTTGATATCTTATCATACTTCTTTGCTTTACCACAATTTAAATGAAGTTCATTAAAATATGTACTTAACTTACTATCTATTTCAATAATATTATTATATTTTTTATTTATTGAATATATAATCCCATTAATTGGTGCATTATAATCAATATCATATGTTTTAATAGTTCTTGATTGTACCTGTGACATTTCTTCCCTTAATTCAAATGTATTAGGTTTACTAGTAGTACTATCAATACACCTAAACGATGTATCAGTTAAATCATCATCGTTTAAGTTTACACTATATTTTAAATTTTTAAATTGTTGAGCATAATAAGGTAAATTATAACTTAAACAACTATATTCAATTTTATTATCTGTACCATCATAGTAAATATCTAAATCATTTAAAAAACCAGAACCATCTTCTGTATTACCTTCAAATTGTTCAAGTAAATGTACTAATTCATCATATAATTCCACTTGATAAATATCATTTGTTATGTTGGTAACAATTAATTTACCACTTGATACTACTTCACTATCATCCAATAAAGTATAACTACATTTTTTTGTTTGATTAAACGATATACCAACCTTTTCATCATTATCTAAATTAAAAGTAAGTCTATGTATCTCACCAATAAATCCAAATATAGAATCATTAGTTTCATTTCTTGGTATATCAATAGTTTTTGACCCAGGAAGTCCAATAATATTGAACTCCTCTAAGTCATTAATCTTGTGACTAAATGGAAATTTAGTACTCTGTTGGTCTATTATAACCAACTTATCCTCAATAAATAAATGTTTCATTAGTCAAAAAAGTTTAATTTTATATTTGATTTCTTTTCATATTTCTTTTCATCTTCAATAATCATTTCAATATTCTTTTCAGATAAATTAGAACCATTAAACCCTTCAAATGTTGAATTTAATTGTTTAAATCTTTTAAATGTTTGTAAACCAAATGTTGAATCCGTATCAAATGGATTTTTAGTATATGGTGTTGCAACTTGTCCTCTTTCTACTTTTATATTTTTAATATTATAGTACGCCCACTGAGGACAATTGATGTCAATAAAGTCATAACGTTCTTGCGAATAATAAGTGACATTAATTGGAAATGAAAACCTTTCAAATTCATCTCTATTATTACTAGTAAATGTACCCGCAAAACTATCACAAACATCAATCGTTCCATTAATATACATTCCTTGTGTTCCTCTAAAATCAAATGATATTGTCCACCAACCAGTACTATTTATTACATTAGGTATCCTAAACACTACTACTGGGTCATTTTGTGCGCCAACTAAAACCCATTCATAATCATTATGTGATACAATAGCACCTTGCACACTAACTCCATAAAGTAACATTGATTTCTTATAAAAATTATAACCATTAGGCTCTAATTCAATTAAATTTGGTGAAGTTGATTGATACACATAAGGTGTTTTAACTAACTCATACATTTCTTGTTCACCTAAGCCATAACCAGTATTAATTTTCTTTTGTTTAGTTGTAATAACTTTTGTTGTATATTCTTTATTACCAATTGTTAAATATTCTTTTTGTGTATTTTCAATTTCGTGAACGTTAGCATCAGTATAACTTAATTGAAGATTACCATTGTTATTATAATAATACCAAGTATGTAAATTACATTTTAATGGATTAACATTAAAGAACCCTTGTTTATTATTTGAATGACAATATATCTTTGTTGTTTGTTCTGGTATATATGTTAAATAATCAGTTGTGTTACCATCATTATTTACATTCAATTTGTTAGTTACATTATTATTTTGGTCATAACATATTACAGATAATGAATAATCAATAACAGATGGTGTATAATTTGTTATATAATTCTTTTCTATTTTAACATTTTTAACATCAACTATAATATCATTTCTATTACTTGATATATTTTGTAAAATTATATAACCTTCACTACTTGGTGAATTAACCAATGGTAATTTAAAACCATTTGTAGTTATTCTATTCCACAAATAGTTTTGTAAATTATATGTTACTTTTTCACTATCAGCAACATCGGTATGTATGTACATATTTACATCTGAATTACCAAATCCACCACCTACTATTCTTACATCCATACTAGCATAATAAGTACAATCAGGGTCATCAAATACAGTAATACCTAAACCTGCACTAAACATAGATATAAATTGTCCTGATATTGGTGTATTTCTAACATAAAGTTCAAACTCATCTGTTATTACAACAGATGTCATTTGGTCTGATGATATATTATGTTGCCATACTGGATGTTGACTATTAATAATTAAATTTTTACCAATCCAATCGCCAGTTATATCATCAAAAGTTGGTGACATTGTGCTAGGAATAAATGTTTCTTTAAAAATTTGATTTGGTAATCCAACATTAGTTGAAGTAATATCTTCTTTATTAAAGAATGTATAAACAACACCATTAACATTCTCTTCACTAATAAAATCAAGTGGGTCACCATTAAACCTTACCTCACCATTACTAAGTGTTGTGAATTTACTTGGATATGATGTAAATATATTATAAGCGTAACAAATAAATGATAAATTTGTAAAATTGTTATTAACAAACTTTTGATTATAGTTATCAGTTATGTTTTCAAATACTGGTTCAATATGTTGAATAATATCAATATACTTACTAAAATCAAATCTATAATTGTTGTTATATCCTTTTAGTTTACCATTGTATGTAACAGTATATGTGTCACCAGATATGTTTTTAACAACTATAAAATATAGTTCTGTTGCTGTGTCGGTAAAATATAATTTAGGTTCTATTCCAGAGTTTAATGGCATTCTCCGGTTATTATTTTGTAATGGACTATTTTCTAGTATTGTCATTGTTATTTAAATTTTATGTGTTTACTATTTTTAATTGAAGATTTAAGTTTAGAAGTAGTTTCTACTTTTAAATCATCTTCAATTGCTAACTTGATTTCATCTCTCCAATCACTTAACTTATTTTTAATATTTCTAAGAAATGGATTTGGTTTAATACCTTTACGTTGTATACTTCTACTAATCATAAAGGCTGTTTGATTTATAGATTGTCTATTTCTAGGTCTAATACCTTTAATAGCCATCCATCTTTTTATTACTTCAACTGAAGGCATTTTACCTCCAGCTTTTCTACCATTCTCAATATTCAAATAGTATTTATCTGCTACAAAATAAAGTTTAACTCCAGTGGTAGTAACTTCAACTCTATAATTAATTGAGTTATATAATTTACCAGTAGCAAATTTATTCTTTTCTTTTAAATTTTGCTTATAAGTTTCAGCTGTTGCTTTACCTATTTGAGTTAAAAGTTTTATTAATTCTGGATATTGGTTAGTGTTTGTTGCCATATTGCTTTCTTATTTCTGCATTTTTATAGTTTACATATGATAACATATTTAGAAATTCCACAATAGGTAAATCAAATGCTTCAAATAATGTAATTCTACAAACTTCAGCTACATTTTCTGCTGATTGAATCCACATTAGTTTACTTTTGTCATTTTTTTCAATTGTTTGTACCTCATCTTCATTGCCTTCTTTTCCAAATAACCCTTCATAACTTTTAATAAGTACTGTGATTGCAAAAAAAAAGCATTAGCTAACTCATTAGCTTCCCCTATTGTAAAATTATTATATAAATAATCTTGTAGTTCAAATATATCATAGTCAGTATTATATTTATATGTTATTAGTTTACCAAACCAATTCTTTTTCATTGGTAATAAGAATACTGATAATACTTGATGAAGTTTAAAATCCTTCATATATTGTTGAAAATCTATAAATTGAGAAGCTGAAACCTTAGTTAAATTTAATTTAGCTTTAAATGTTCTATCACCAACTTTATATTTAAACTTAGTACCTTTTGTCTTTAAACTCATACCAGCTATTTTAGATTCAATATTTTGCATTTCAGCTATATCCATCTTTTCAAGGTCATATCCAAAAAGTTTAAAGATTAAATCTAAATTAATTTCTTCTTCTTTTAATAACTCTTGGTAATTATCCCATTCTTTTAACGTTAAGTCGTTTAATTCTTTGTATTTCATTTTTTAAATAGTTTAATAGTTATATATATATATAAATATATATACTTTTTGTTATTTTTATAAAAAGTTGTATGTACCTTTATTTATTTTCAACATATTATCAACAGCCATAGTAACCACATCTAATATATCATCGTGTTTAGTATTATCAAATATTAATTGTCCAACCAAATCATCTTTGTATTTAATATCTTTATTAATAATAATTCTACCTGATTCAAAATATGGTGAACAACTATGTTTACGTTCTAGTTTTGAACCTTTTGGTTGAATTTCTATAATATTAAATGTAGTAGTTTGTTTTAATGTCTGTATAATTGATTTACCACTAGCTTTACCCTCTATATAAATCTTAGCATTATGTGGTAAATTTTGTTGTAACCATTTTAATAACTCCGGAAATTCATATTTATTCTTTTCAAGAGTTTGTATTACTAAGTTGTTTGTGTCTTTATAACATCCAACAATTGCATTATCATCAGCTTTAGTTCCTCCATATGCGCTATCTAAAAAGTAAGTTAATGATTTAGGAGTTGTTTGTTCAATTCTTAACCAATCCTTTTTAATAATACCACCTTCTTCATCTTGAGTTATTTGCATATATTGAGCCATAAATGAAGAAGTTCCTAGTTCAATCTTTTTATTATTAAGCACACTTACTGGAAATCTTGAAGAAAAAAATGATTCTCCATTTTCATTTATTGCTGATACTGTTATAAGTTTAGGATTACCTAAATCTAATAAACAATTAGTAACATCTTCATTATGCATACGTTGTTGAACAGTAATTGAATAACTTCGTTTAATAGAAGTCTTACGAGATGGTAAAATTTCTCTAACAAATCTTCTAGCTTCTTCTCTAGATGCTTGTGAATTTATAGATTGTGGACTATTAGGGTCATCTCCAATAATTATATCAGCGTGAATACCTGTAACTGCTCCACCTGTAGATGTAACAAATCGTTGTCCATATTTACTGTTCTTAATATTTGAAACTGCTGTAGAAGTTAATTTAAAATCACATATATTAATATATTCTTCTGACATTAATAATCTTAATGACTTACCTGATAATTCTTCTGCAACTTTATAAGAATATGAATAACTAATAATCTTAGTAGATGGTTTAATTAACCAACACCAAGCAGGAAAAAATACGCTTATGATTAATGATTTACTACAACCAGGTGGTAAATTAAAAATTAAATCTCGAAGTAATGATTCATTTTGTTCATTGTTTTCATATAATTTAAAACGTGCTTGTAATTCATCACAAACCATTTTTATATGCCAATTATCCTCAAATTCAGAAACTTCAACTTGCTTCCAAAAATATTTAAAAAATGAATAAAAGTTTCTTGTGCAATATTCTTTTACAACCACATTCTTTAAATTCTTACTTACTTCCATTTTGAAAAGCAGTTATTAATTTCTCAATATCCTCATCGTTAACATCACCTAAATTAATTGTCTGTTCACTCTCAATTTTAATTGTATTCTTAATTCTATTTCGGATATCACTCCAAATCTTAATTGCAGCAATTTTATCTTTATCTTTTGACTGCTCTGATTGCATAATTTGTAAAAGTATTTTATCAGTTACAACATTATAATCAGTTAAACTATCTTCATACTCTCTTAAATAAGTTTGAACTTTAGTAGTCTTATACCAATTATAAATAGTTTTATCTGATATATCTATTTTAAATACTTCTCTATAAGCACCAATTCTATTCATTCCACTAATAAATAGTTTAAGTACTTCTAATTCTCTATCGTCCAATTCTGGACTTGTATTTGTTTTTGCATGTCCCATTTTATTCTGTTATATGTGGCCAAAAATTTGAAATATCTATTAATTCATATCCTTTTAATAAATCCCATTCTTTTAATATATCTGGATGATATTCAATACCATTTTTAGGATTTATAAATCGTTTAACACAATCTCTTGTGTTTCTATTGTAAAATATTAATATCATTATCGTAAATTATCAAACATTTTTAATAAATCTATAATACAATTTCCACAAGACATATTAAGTCCAAATTGACATCCTCTTTTATTCTCACAATATCTAAGAACTTCCATAGTCATTGGATATGTAAATCCAGAGATATAACCATCTTTAGCCATATCTATATACTTTTGATATTTCTCGTGAATGGTTGGTATATGAAGTATTTCTTCTGGCTGTTCATAAATCAATCCAGTCTCAGTTACATCTAATTGTTGCTCTATTATTTTCTTTGGTCTTGCCATTGTGTTATTGTATTTTATTAATTAATTTAATTACTATATGTATTAATTTATCTATTAAAATAGCTACTATTGACATTAAGCTAGCTATTCCTATTGCTTGTATTATATTCATTGACATTATTAATGAATATATAAGAGTACTCCAGAAAGTCATACACCCATAACAAGAAAATGGTTTACCAATAATTTGATAATTCCATTTTTCTTTATGAGTGTTAGTATATATAAATTTACTTAAATCCATTACTATTCCAGAGTGACCAATTATATAAACGATTGAGAATGTTAATATTAACAAATTTGTTATCATAAGGGGATTTTTTAGGGGTTTATTATATCCATATATTAAAAGTTTTTCTTTCTTCTCTTTCTTTTAGGATTTATTTTTTAATTTTCTTATTTTTAGCAGGATTTTCACCTTCATCAGCAGCATTTTTAAATCTAATACTCATTTTTTATACTAGTTCTGTGTTTATTCCATCTTTGTGTAATATCAACGCTTTGCTCCCAATATAAATTTTTGCATTTGGACTTGTAATTTTGTAAATTCCAATTATTTTTTATTTTAACTTTTTTAATAGACACTATTTATAATATCTATAATATATATACCATTCGTATATTTTGTGAAATTTTAAGCTGATAATATTTTAAATATATCCTGTTGAATACATTTAATAATTATTTTAATTGTACCATAACTACAGTAAGTTTCCTCTGCTACCATTCTATAAGAATTATATTCAGAATATAATACAAGAATGTCACGTTCATAAGTATCCATATTATCATAATAATCTCTTATTTTTTCTAATTTAGGATTTTTAAATGATTCCTCATATTGTGCTCGTAACATATCAAGTGTTTCCCAAGTATTTACAAGCGGTGTTCTAATTTCTCTTTTAATCATTATGTAACTCTTTAAATTTTTTATTATAACTATTAGTACTTATCTCTAAATTTTCTAAATTATTATCACTTTTTATTTCATTCTTATGATTAATTACTAAATCACTTCCTGGAATATCTTTCCAAATTTCTATTTCTTCCATATTATTCTTCGTTTTCTATGTCTATTGTTGATTGTGTTACTGATGCAAATTTTCTATATTGTTTATAGAATGGCGAAGTGATTGAATTATATTGATTATTAATAATTCTTTTAATAAAATATAAATGTTGTCCTTTATTATATGCTTCCTCTAATTTACTATCCGGTTTAAATTCTAATATAATTAATAAAATCTCTTGCATCAAATCCAATTGTAACATAGCGTCGTTTTTACACACCATTTTACACATATTTTCTAGTCAACCACTCTCATAAATCTCAACAGCTATTTTTTGTCTTATGTCTTCCATATTATTTAATTTTTAATAGTTCCTCTTTATATCCATTATACTAATTCTTTATAAAATTTAATTCTTTTATAATTCCATTTATCAATATCATATTTCTTATTAATCATATCATTTAGATTAACTCTCATATAATCACCTAATTCTCTATTGTTTATAATACAACCAATAGCATCGGCCCATTTATTATTTATTATTAATAAACCATTAACTCCATGTTTAATAACTTCTTTATATTGACCAACTGGACTACCTATAAATACTTTACCAAAGTTTCCAGCTTCAACTATTTTAAGTTCGGATTTCATCTGATTAAATTTATCATTTACAAGTGGTGCTAATAATATATCAATTTCATTATATATTTTCCCATATTCACCAATAGATTTAGCCCATACTCGTTTATAAGGTTCATTATCAATTAAAGGATAATCTTCTTTATAGTATCTAAAAAGATAATCTTTATAATCTTCTGATATAGTACTATAATCATCAGTAAGTATTCTTTCTATATCATTCCAAGGATTTAACTCTTGATTAGCTTCATTAATATTAATACTAAATCCACAATTAACAAACTGAATTTGGTCTTTATATGATTTAAGTTGTTTAACCATTCCTTTAAGTAATTCATAATCTTTAAAATGTGAAGCACTACCAACTAACCCAATTCTTAATCGTTTTGATTGTGTAGGTCGAGGAATAAATTGTTCAAATTGTCTATCTAATACATTTGGAAATACAATTATTTTACCTTTAAATATTTTCTTTAATTCTGTAGCAAATAACTTAGTAGTAGTTGATATAGCATTAACACGTTTAATAGTATTAATAATAGGTGTATGAAGTTTTTTCATATAACCCTCATAAGCAGGATTATGTTTAGGAATAATTGGATAATCATCTATATCCATTATTAATTTACAACCTTTCTTCTGCATACTAAATAACTTATCCATTAAAGGTTTATTATAAGTAATGTTTGCGTGGAAGTGTACTATATTTACATTATCTAAATTAGGAGCATCTAAATTAATAGCTTCATCAGGAGCATATATAATATTAAAATCATTATTATGTTCCATTAAATAATTAAATGGTATCATTATTCTGTGAAATGAGATACCTCCTGTATTACCTGCGGATATTGCAAGTATATTAATTTTTTCTTTAATCATTAATTTTTTAATTTTCTAACGGAATATAAACTCCATACATCATTTTAATAAAATTTGCAATTATAGCTTTAAAAACTTCTTCACTATCAGCATTAACTTCTAAATAATAATTAATTCCACTATTATCATCTTTAGTAATAGTATATTTTAAAATTTTTTCTTGTTTTATTTTCATTTGTTTTCATTTGTTTTATTTTTTTAGTTATTATTAATTATTTCTTCATTTAATCTATCTATAATCTTATAAAGTTCTTCTATTTCAATCTCACTTAATTCAACATTAACTGCATTTAAAGCATTAACTTCAAATTTACTTAATGTTATTGTATCATCTTCTTTTAAATTATTAAATCTATGTACTATTGTTTTTAAATTATATACAATAAATATTTTATTGAGTGTTTCTATATCGTTTTTCATTATAAATCGGATTGTTTGGTTTTAAAAATTGGTTCTAAATCATCTATACTCATATCAACTGGTGGTAAGTATTTTGGAAGTTGGATTGTTGGTTCAAAAGTAAATAACATTAAATTAATTGTTTACTATATTTTTTAAATTCATCTATCTTTATTAATTTCATATAACTATTACCTCTATCTCCTCCAGTAACAAATCTACCTTGTTTACTAATTTCTCTAATTAAATTCTGTCTTGTAGTATACCAAAATTCGTTATTAAATTTATATACAAAATATTCTGCAATGCTTTCTAATATACAACTAACTTCTAAAGCTAAATTACCGGTAGTTGATGACATTAAATCACATTTAACTTCAACTTTATATTGATTACCTTGTTTAGATATTTGTAAATCTCATTGTTTTAATTCTTCTATAATTGTTGAAGTATTATATACTACAAAATAACCTCTATCTTCAAATAGTTTTCCAACTTCTTTTTCAGCATTTTGACCTACTATCAAATCTTTTGTAAAGTTACTCATATTTTAATTTATTTAATTTGATTATCCATTCCGATTTAGTTTTATTTAAATCATATTTTTGTTTTTCAAGTAATAATTGCATTTTTAAAGATTCTAACTCATATTGAGTTAATGTTAAATCTATTGATAATGTAAGTAATGCTAACTTAAGTTTAAGAATTTCTTTTATGTTGTCCATTTTTATTTATTTTTATTTTAATTTTTCTATAAGACTTCTATATTTATCTTCACTTCTATTCCACTTTTTAAATTAAGTGATTTTAATTCAGGATGTAAAATTGAATATAAATCCATCCAAAATATTTCTAATCTATTTAAATCTTCAATATTACATTCTTGTATTATTTCAAATTCAATATTATATCCTTTATTATAAACATTTTGTAATTTAATATTTGGATGTTCATTTCTATTTAGTTTATAAAAATGTTCTCTCTTTCTTTTATCCAAATTATTACTTAGACCTATATAAAAGTGTTTATTTGTTTTTAATACATAAATTCCAATCAAAGTGTTATTTGTTTTATTATTTTTACTTTTTATATCTATCTCTAATACTCTACAATTTACGACTTTTTTTTCATATAAAATATATAAAATATAAAAATATTTAAAAATAATTTGTATTGGGTGTATCATTTAATATTTCTCGGTTAACCTATACACCGAAAGGTAAATTATTAATTAAAATATTATTTTGTTTGATACAATTACAAATCCTGTAACTGTTTTTTTATTAATACTTTTAGTGCTTGCTTTTACTTCAAAATAATTATTAATATCTGTACCTTTAGCAGTTTTTTTAATTCCTAATCCATTATATATATCTTTTAATACTTCTTTTATTTTAGATGATGCTATAAAATCTCCAACTGATAAAGTTAATTTATTTTTAAGCATTTTAAATACTTTATTTTCTAATCCACTATCAGATTTAGTTATTAATTTAGCTTTAATATTAGTAATTACATATCCACAATCTCTAATACCTTCAAATCCTAATTTATTAATAGCATCATTTAAAAATGAATATTTAATACAAGCAGCTTCATAAACAGGTCTATTATTAAAATTAAATAAAGGTAATTCATTAGCTTCTTTTTCAACTTCTTCAACTGTTTCTTTAAAATTTAAATCATCTACTCTATCCATTCTTGTAATTTCTAAAGCATCGTGAACATATTCAGAAACTGTAAATCCATTTTTAATATATTCATCTTTAATATTTACTCTTAAACGATATAAACATTTAGTAACTTTAAAATTATATAAATCAATTTTTACTAAGTTAGAATCAAATATAAAATCTGAGCCAATTTTATCAATATACATTTCATTAGATACTATTTTTATACCTTCTTTTGCAGAATCAGATAATTTATTATATTGTGCAACTATATTTACTGCTTCATCAATTGCTTTAAGTGTACTTTCTTTCTTTTCTTCATAAGTCACATCAACATCATAACGAGTTGAAGTATACAAATGATAAATATTTTCCCAGTGTTTAGTATTACGAATACGACCAGCAATTTGTTGAAATGAAGTTGATATGTCTATCATTGTATGTGATTTACGACTATCTGAAACAATAAATATATATCCATCTTCATCATAAATATCAGAACCCTCAAATACTGTAGAAGTTAATAAATTTATTTTCTTTGGAGTATCAATTGTATTACCTCTTAATAATCCAGTTTCAGTTTTATTATTAATTGACCAAATAGCTCTAGTATTATCATCAGTTAATCCACATTCTTGAACCATTTCTTTTATAAATTCTACAGAGTTAACAAAGAAATAAGCATTACCTTGTTTTGTTCCATCTAAAAATTCTTTAATTAATTGAGAAACTGTAGCTGAAACTGAATTATTACATTTTACAGATACAACATTTACTTCTCTAACTAATTCCCAATCAGCTATAACTATTGGTATTTCTTTTAATTCATCTAATATAAATTCTTCTTCAAGTACAGTAGCTGTCATAAAACAGTAATTTTTATATGATTGATAATTATTAAGTACACATTGAGCTGCATCTCTACGAAATGAATATTGTGTAAATAATAAATGAAATTCATCTACTAATAACATATATTTAGATGTATCAATCCATTTACTAAGTTTTTTTACAGAATCAAAAGTTACCATAATTTTAGGTATTTCTACAGAATCTAAGTAATCCATTAATTGTTTTTTAGATGTATAACCATCTACTCCAAATACTAAACCATTATATTGAGCAACTTTATTAGCTATTAAAGTTCTAAATGGTACTGCAATTACATAAGAGTTTTTATCTTTAAGTGCAATAGTTGTACCACCGCAACCCACTTTACCTTTGTCAAATAGACAATTAGTTGGAAGATTTGAAATTGCTTCTGATAAATATTGTTTAGAAGCGTCGATTGAAATTTTTGTAGTTGATTTCATAATTTAAATGTTTTAATTATTATTTGTTTTAAAATTTTAAGAAAAGTTTATCTATTTGATATTTTGTAGTTGGAAATTGTGGTTACACAAAATCTAAATTTTTTTTTCATCTTATATACAAGAATTATTTTTTACGATATATAATTTAAAAAATAACTAAGTGCTATTTAAAACACTTAGTTATAAAAATCTGGGAGATTTATTTTAAAAATAACTGTAAAATATAGTTATTTTTATTCTAATGCTTCAATAGCATTAATTTCACAGTTAAACACTTCTGAGAATGCTTTCTTGTTATTTATTATATTATATATCGGAATTTTACAGTCTTTCACTGATTCTAAAAGAGTTCCAACATATAAAAGTTCTTCATCATATTCTCTATAAACTAGATATCGTTGTTTTAAATCATAGTCTTTTTTAAATTTACCAATACTTATATTACATTTAGCTTCAAATGTATAAGTAGGTCTATTACCTCCAGATTTTAAATTAACACATTTTTTATTTGGATTGAGAAGTTTATATGCTTCAATCCAGAATATTTCAAGCTGTTCTAAATTATTAATAGAACATTCCTGTATAATTTTAAATCCTAATTTATAACCTAAATTATATATAAATTGGAGATGTTTATTAGGATGTCTATTTTTAGATAAATTATTAAAATGCTCTCTTTGTCTTTTATATAAATTTGAGCTTAATCCTATGTAGAAATGTTTTTCTGAGGTTATAGTATAAATACCAATCATATCATTAGCTAATTAGATTTTTTATATGTTTCATTTTCTTTTTAATTATAGTGCAATTTACGACTATTTTTTCATTAAAAATCCATCCGACCTAAACTTTCTTAAAAATAATTTTCTGAATACTCTCAACTAATTATTCTTTAATATTTATATTATCTATTGTTGATTCACCACACTCAGATGTTGTTTGAATTATTTCTTTACCTTTTTTAAAAAATATGTAATCCCAAAATGATTTCTTATATGATTTAGTAATATATATTTTATTATCCGAATCTACTTTAGTAATAAAAGCTTCAGTTGTTGAATCTTTAGTAAGTAAATAACCGTCAATTTTAAGGCAGTTTTTAGAGTACTGTATTTCTTTTAGATAAATACTATCATTTTGTATTTTGGATTCATTAGAAGTTACCTTAGTAGTATCTACGTCTATTATTCGGTTCTGAATCTTGCTATAAAAACTTAAATCTTTAATTTTCACTTTGTGTAATTTTAGTATAGAATCAATTTCATTTTTATGTTTAGTATCTTTAGTGGATATATACTCTTTTAGCTCTTTAGTTGTAAAAGTAATCTCTGATATTTTAGTATCTTTTACAGATAAATTATGTCTAAGATATTCAATATTATCTGTTTGTTTTTTATTCTTATCTAAGAGATAGATAGTACTACCAATTGAACCAATCAGTAGTACTACTATTATTAATTTAAATATTTGTTTTAGTGTCATTGTCAATTTCCTCCTCTGTTAATCCTAATTTTTTAGCCATCTCTTTAGTAAGGATTCTCTTTAATAATTTAAGTACTGGAAAGTTTGGAAATAATATAAGCATTGATGCGATAATTGATAATAATTCAACACCACTTATTAATGCAAATACCGCCTTTGAAGTTAAATAATAACCATTAACTAATTGTGTTTCAACTAAAAATAACCCCATAATTAGAATTAAATAGAAGGAAATTTTAATTAATGTATCTCTCAACCTGCTAGATATAATATGTTCCAAACCTTTTTTATAAACCGTTACTGATACACCTAATATTAAATCAATAAGACATAATACCAACATAACGTGAATTAAACCACTTATACTAGCAAATGTAGCACCAATAAAACCTCCAGCAACTAAAATTTTACCCCAAGCACTTGTACATAAATTACTAAATGCAATGGCTATACCTTTCCAAACACCTATAATTTGAATACTCATATCCGTTTTTATTATTTTTTTTTGATTATTTTTTTGATTATTAAACATAACTATTCAAATTATCTATGTAATTATTTAATAGTAATATAAATTTTATTACTTTTTTGTTGTTTTTCTAAAAGATAATCTGTTAATTTATTCATCCAAAATCTACTATTTAAAACTTTACCCTTTTCTTTATTTTCCCCAACAATAATGCATCCAGAACTTGATGTTTCATCAACACCATTATGAACAAGTATTCCGTCAAAATGTGGAACATTTAACAATCTTGGTAACATCCTTTTAAATTTAGTTGACATATTCACTACAACTTCATATCTACCAAAAGGAATAGCTGTTTTATGCATTACTTTAGTTTCACCAATATCCTT